AATCAATCAATCAGGCTTTTATTTATCTACTTGGGACTTGGGTACCTTTCGCGGGAGGATGATGTGCCAAGATTATTCGATTTTTCAATAGGCGAACCTGCCGATAATGACATAGGCAAGGGATGGATAAATCCCCAGAACGGACAGGTTTATATCCGACTCGGCAACAACTGGATTCCTTTTGCAGGTGGTGACCCGGCAACCTTCAAAAAGATTACCATCTTCATTAAAGGAATTGACAAGACGGCAATAGTAAGAGCCAAGTCGCTAAGCATAACTGATGCGATAACTTCGCAAGTCGACACTTGCTCATTCATTCTTGATGATTTGGATGGCACGAATAGACCGCACGAAGGGGATGAGGTCATCATCTATTATGGTGACCCACCGGTAAAGATATTCGCAGGCGAAATCCAGAGCGCCCCGCAGTCGCAGATTTCCCCCGGGACTTACAAATATTCGGTGCAGTGTGCCGACTATTCCCGCCGGATGGATAAGAAAAGGGTCGTTGAAACATATACCGATAAGACCTGTAAGTACATAATTGAGGACATTATCGCCAGTTATGCCCCCGAATTTACGACTTTCAATGTTCAGGATGGTCCGACAATATACTATATCGCTTTCAATTACAAAACTCCAATGGACTGTCTGCGAGAATTGGCCAGGCTTTCTGGGTTCGACTGGTATGTGGATTATGAAATGGACATCCATTTCTTTGCCAGCGAGACAAATTCGGCCCCATACGAACTGAATGAGACCGTAGCAAGCGGCAGGTTCAAAAATCTTCTGATAAGCATTGACAAATCGCAACTCAGGAACAGGATATATGTCCGGGGCGGGTATTACCTTTCAAATTTATTCGAGCAGGAAATAGTGGCCGACGGCGAACAGATGGAATTCACTTTTGCTTATGAACCACACGCCCCGATTAGCGTCTATGTAGACACTGTGGAGAAGTCCCTCGGAATTGACAATATTGATACTGCCGGCAAGGATTTTGTCTATAATGCCACGGAAAAAACAATTAAGAATTTGGATCTTGCCGCACTTACGGATGGACAGGTCCTCAAAATCAAATACAAGTATAAAATACCCATAATCGTAATTGAGGATGATGAGGACAGCCAGGCCGCCTTAAAAGCAATGGAAGGTGGGGATGGAATATACGAGTATCTCATAGTCGACGAGAGTCTCGGAACACTGGAAGCAGCCAGGGACAGGGCGCAAGCCGAACTCAGGCAGTATGCGAACGCTATGATTGAAGGGAGTTTCACGACCGACCAGGACGGATACCGTTCGGGCCAACTTCTTACAGTCAATATCCTGACCAGGGGAATAAATTCCCAGTACCTTATCCAGACAGTCACGAAGAAATCAATCGGCGGCGGCTATCTGGAATACAGCGTACGCTTCGCCACATTACTTACGGGCCTGACAGATTTCCTGATTTCACTCTGGCAGGCAAGCCAGAAGATTTATACCAGGGACGATGAAGTACCGGATTCGGCACTGGATGAGATCTTGCAGAAGACGGATGCTTTAGCATTGAGCCACGCAGACCCGACATTTGAGGAATTCACTCCCCCGTTCCAATACGGTCCCGGGGGATCACCACAGGGGATATGGAATGAAAGTCAATGGGGCTAATAGGTTCATAATTTCAGGCAGGATACGCCTGATTCTTAGGGATGTAAAGACAGGCAAAGTCGAAGTGAGCAGGTGGTATAAGAACCTGATGCCTATTGCAGGCAGGCAGGCAGTCGGCCGTAGACTTGGCAATATAGCACTCAAGGCCAATGAGGGTATGGTAACCTACGGGGCAGTAGGGACGGGCGTGACTGCGCCGGACGCAGCCGATGTGAAACTTGAAACCGAAATCTGCCGAAAACTCATAGCCTCAGCAGACTACTCGGCCAATGTCGTGACTATCAGGACATTCTTCGCCACTTCGGAAGCAGTAGGCGACCTAAAAGAATTTGGACTTTTTGGAGAGGAAGCATCGGCAGTCATTGATACCGGAACACTATTTCAGCATGCCGCAATAGACAGGACAAAGACAAATACGAAGACCCTCACGATAGAAAGTGAGATTACGATTTCGCAGGGATAGGAGGAAAAGTGGCAAGGATAAAAGTAAGCAATGAAACTATTTATTTTGATTACAGTCGCCAGGCAGAGCTCCTGATCAAGGGAGCAAAAGTCGATAGAAAAAATTTCCAGAAATGGTTCAAGGAGAATATTCCTGTCGGGTCAGGAAATGTACTCGAGTACATCCTGGCCAGGGAAATAGAGAAGGAGAAAAAGCAAAGTGGCAAACAGCGCTGATGTAAATGCTGGCGATGATATTCTCGCCTCGCAATATAACAATCTCAGGAAGGATGTCCTTGACCTGGCTACGGGACACGACCATAATGGCGTAGGGAGCAGAACAGTAAACGCAATAGACAGCGATACAGTTGATAGTAAACATGCGGCCGATTTGAAACACGGCATATCTACTGATGACCAAACTGCCATTAAGGTTAAGATTGGGTTTTTTCCTTGTCCGGGTCCTGTCGGTCAGTATTCGATATCAACCATTGGGTTCAAACCAAGATATGTAGAATTTAAGGCTGTCCGATCAATAATTGGTAGCGCACAAACAGGTTTTGGTTGGATGGACTATAATGGAAATCAAGGTGCTTGGGCTTCTACTGTTGTGCACCCAGACCAAGCAACTTATTATAGGAATGATTTTTGTTTGATAGCGATAGACCAATATCAGAATTGGGAAATTGGCGCAAGTTTTGTAAGCATGAATAGCAATGGATTTACAATTAACTTTGAATATACTAATACAGGATTTTATATATTATACAAAGCAGTAAGATAGAAAGGGGTAAGCAATGAAAAAGATAATTTTAGCAATTTCGATATTGCTGATAGCCGGGACTTGCTTTGCCGACTGGCAGCAGGTCTATAAGGTCATCCCGGACACGACCACATGGCAGTACGAATGGCGGTACCGGGGCCAGGTTGGGGTCGGGAATGATACGACTACTGTCAATGCTTTTATGCGCTATGATGGCCTGATCCAGGGGACGACGATATATGCGACAGACCATTTCAAATGCCCGGACGGGACGGTCTTCACTTCGACCTCAACATTTGGCGGAGGGGGAGGGAGTTCAACCTTTTTAGGCCTTACCGATACTCCTGCAGCCTTTGACAGTGGTAAATACTTCAAATCCTGGACATCATCAGGCACTTGGGAAACTCCGGCCGGCGGAGGAGATATGCTAAAGGCAACTTATGATGCGAACACAAATGATGTGGTCGATAATTCAGAAGCTCTGAATGGATATGCTTATACTCATTTCCTTGATACTGCGACAGCCGAGTCAACTTACATAACTGAAACTGATTCAGGAGTAGTAACATTCTCAAATCTTGAAGCCAATGGCGGAGTCGGAGAAGGCAACACTCAGGTCGCCTATGGTACGCACACTCATACTGGGGTATATGAACCCGCTGATAGCCAGATAATGAAAGAGGGAGAGGATATTTCCCTTCTTACTAATGATTCTGGGTATATCGTAGAAACGGACTCTGGCGTTGTTACCTTTGAGAATTTGGAAGCAAATGGCGATGTCGGAAGTGGTGATAGCCAAGTAGCGTATGGCACACATACCCATACAGGAGTGTATGAGCCGGCAGACGCAACAATTATGAAGGAAGGGGAGAATGTATCCTTGCTGACTAATGATAGCGGTTATTTGACCGATTTGAGTACAGGAGTAACTACTCAGGCATACGACGCAGATTTGGACGATTTGGCTGACGGAACTTTATCCGCAAGTAAGATAGAGGATAAGTTTTTAAGGAATGATGCTGATGACTCCAGCAATTACAAACTCACATTAAGTTCTCTGGCAGTAACTAATCAGGCCACAGTCGGCAGTCTATCCTCATCTGGACAGGTAACTTCAAATAGCAGAAAAGTCATAGATACGATAGAACTTGACGCTTTTTATATTGTGGGTTCTACCACTGCAGCAGGGACAACGGCAGTCAAGATATCGGCATACAGGGATTATGCCATCACAATTACAACGATGACCGTGAAAGCGTTCGGAGGCACTAACTGCATCGGGATGATAGAGCAAAGAGCAAGGAGCGCGGATGGTTCTGCCGGGACCGACATTTGGTCGGGCGACATCACTATTTTAACGACTGGATATATCGGCGGTACGGTGGCCGACTTCACAGTCCCGGCCAATTATGCATTATGGTTCAAGCCGACTTCCTGGACCGGTGCTGTAACTGCTCTGAGTTTTGACGGGGCAGGTACTAAGGACTAATAATAGGACGGTAGCAGGGGTTTACTGACCAGGGATCTTCCTGCTACCGCAGAGAATTATGTACCAGGGAAATGGGATAGACATAAAATTTGATAGGGATCAAAAAAGGATATGTTGCATCTTCAAGTTTTGCGAATTTGCCGAACTCGTAAAGACCAAACTTATATGCAACCACCCAAATCCTGACATAGTCTGCGGTCAAGATTCTTTCCAATGCTTTGGCTTCAAACGCAGGCAACGAGATAAGGAATAACTATGAAAAAGAAAAAACTTTTTTTAATCTGCTTGGCTATTTGTATCGTGCTTGCCTTTTTTATGGTTAAGATTGCCTTCTCGGCAGATGATTGGCACACACCAACAGCAATAAATGATAAATGTGGCGAAAATGTGAGTGAGCAATATTGGGCTGTTAATATGATAGATGAAAACACAGGTACTTATTGGTATCACGATGTTAGCGAGGAACATTGGATTATTTTTGATATGGGAGAAACTTATACAGTTAAAAAAGTCCGTGTTTATCATGTGCCATATAATACAGGGAATGAACCAAAGGAAGTTTTTGTTTCTGATAATACAGAAAGTTGGGGAGCCAGTGTTGGAGCAAGCACAGCAAATTACTGGAGTGATGCAGAAGGATGGGATGAAATTGATACAACGGATAAGGACGGAAGATATATTAAACTCACCACGACTAAAGTTGATGATATTATGAACTGGTTTGAGTTTGATATTTATGGAGATGTATCAGGGGGACCACCACCCCCGACAGCAAAGCCAGTTCAATCGCAAATCCTAATTCTTGAATAGGAGTAGAAAATGGAAAAGAAAGTTAAATTGCCAACAGGCGATGTGATAAATGAGAGAAGGAAAAATAATAACGGATACAGATATATTAAGATTGCAATATCTCTTCTGGTTATCGCTATCGGCTGGCTTTTCTTAATCAATGCCCGGGCTGATATTAAAATAGAAAGGATACAGGGGGATTATATTGAGATAACCGCACAGTTAAGGCAACTGCAAAACGATGTTGGCTGGATAAAAGATACTTTGCAAGACAAATATAAGAAGTGAGGAGGTGAGGAGAAATGATAAAGAAGTTAATAGTTATCCTGCTGTTGGTTATTCTGTTCTCGGGCATAGCCAATGCCGGGATATTTTTCCCGAAAGGATTCACGCCGGGACTTATGTCCTTGTATGATTTCGGAGCAACAAAGGCTTGGTGGGAAGGCTTATTTATTCCTGTCCTGGGAGCTTCGGATTATGTCTACCTTGAAGGCGGAGCCCTGACGGTAATAGAAAAGACCACTCCGGCCCTTGGTGTAAGTTTTAATGTCCCGAAAATCCTATCCTTGATTCCGGGAGTAAAAGTAGAAATAACGGGATTGATAACGATTGGGTATGGGATTGCTCGGAATCTCAGGGATAAGTGTACAATGCACGGAATAACTATAAGAAAGAGTTTCTAAGATGAGTGGATGGATTAAAAGATTAGCATTAACTTATATCCTGAGGAGGTTGTTCACTGTGAAAATTCTGGAATGGTTACAAGGGAAAAAGACCTACATTATCTGTGCTTCCGCAATTCTTGGGGCAATAGCTGCCTATGTAAGCAAAGAGATTATGCTGAAGGAAATGATTGTAGCAATAGTGGCGGCTTTGATTGCCGCAAGCACAAGGGCTGGGATCACAAAATCAAGCCCGAATGGGAATTGACTGATGAGCCCGGATATCGGAATATTGAGGGAATTTATCGGGGCCCTGAAGATTGCCCGAGAGGAAGGCTTCTCCCCTTGGAGCGTGCTGACCCATGCCTGGCATGAATCTGGGGCATTCAGGAAAGTAATAGGCAACCATAACTACTGGGGAATCAAGGTGCCAAGAAAATGGCAGGGCAAGGTAGAGATGGTTGAGACCCATGAGTATATCAAAGGGAAATATGCCCCAGTAGTTGCAACATTCATAGGTTTCGATTCGGCGCTTGAAGCAATGTCCTGGTACTGCAATTTTATCAGGCGCCTCTATCCCGAAGCCTACTACAAGAGGGATAATCCGACCGAGTATTTTATCGGCCTCGTCTCCGGCAAACTACAGTACGCAACAGATCCGAATTACTCGACGAAATTGACTTCCCTTTACAGGGTCCTTGAGAAGGACCTAAATATTGCCTATCTAATCGACTATGGTTAAGAGAAAAAAGAAAAAGAGAAAGAGACGGCAAGCATCACGTGCCATCAGGAAATACTACGATTATTTTTTCAGAAGCTCGCCAGTCCTGGGTAGATGTAGCGATGGCGTCTACCGGGAAAGATAGACTTGACAGAAATAAGGAAAAGTAGTATATTGGGCCGTGCCAGTTTTGTGCCATAAATCTGTTGCGGATTGGCACGTTTTTGGTATGCCCGAGACCGTTTCCTCGTCGAAAACTGCGACATCCCTCAAGAAGTAAGTATTTAAGAGAATACGTTGAATAATTCTCTATAAAACTATCTTCAGGGCCGGATTGTGCCAAAATTGTGCCACCTTGCTGGGGAAAAAAGTGGCCAGGATCTACAAAAGGGGGGAATTTTGGCACGTCGATTACTTCCACCAGGGAAGAAGGACCAGGACAAGCCTCAAGACGACCGATAAGAGGGAAGCCCGCCGAAGACTGAAGGACCTGCTGAAAAGTCCCGATGTTCCACGTGAAACACCCACCAGAAAGGACATTCCTCTAACCGCACTGCTCCAGGAATATTTGGTATTTGCCAGGGCAGAAAAGCGACCTAATGTAGCCATGAACGAGGGATACACGCTAAAGGAATTCCTGGCATCTATTCCCTGCCGGACTGCCCAGCAGATCACAATCTCCCACATCAGGAACTATAAGGTAGCGATTTCTGGCAAAAAGCCGAATACCATACGGAATCGCTTGACGGCAGTGAAGGTCTTCCTGAAATATGCCAAAACAATGGGATTCCTGAGCCAGAACCCTGCCGATGGAATAAAGCTCCCCAAGATACCAAAACAGGCCCCGAAATATCTGAATGTTAAGCAGCTGCGGACACTTCTGAACGCCCTACCTAAAAGAGCCCGGAGCATTGTCTATTTCTTCGCCAAGACGGGACTGAGGCTATCCGAGGGACTTAACTTGAGGTGGGAAGATATCAAAGGAAGACACATAGTAGTCCGCCAGACCAAGGACCCTGGGCGGGAGTTTAGGATTGTGCCCATCGATGATAAGCTAAAGCCAATTCTGGATAAGTTACCAAAAGGGCGCGAGCATGTCTTTGACATTACGCACTCACAATTGAAAGAGGATTTCTATAAGGGAAGGAAGAAGACGGGGATTGAATGGGCCACAATCCACACATTGAGGCACACGTTCGCTTCTAATCTGGTAATGAACGGGGTAGGGATCAGGACAGTGCAGGAACTATTGGGGCATACCCAAATAGAGACCACGATGATTTATGCTCATCTATCGATGGAGCATCTGGAAGGGGCAATAAAAAAGTTACCTTACTAATCTATTTTGAATTCATTGCATTATTATTCGTGGACTGGGTGGCTCGCCTGTTTTAATGTAGTATGCCAAAATGTGAGCATTTAATTCTCTATCGGCCTTACTGAACATATCCCCACCAATACATTCTACAGTAATCTGCACTTCGTCTCCCATCGGCGTTTTCGCAACATGATAACCATAAGTACCGCTAATTGGATTATGTGTTTCCAGAACAAAATCAGTCGCTATTTGCAACCTCATACCACTATGCTTGCTTATAAAAGTTTGAGCACGTCCCCATGCCTCGTTTGCTTCAGCTTTGGGGATGACAAATTCAAGAGGGAACGCTTTTGCCTTTTCAATATAATCCCGTTCCTCCGATGTAAGTCTTAATCTGGCAGTCGTGGCAGCACAGCCTACCAATAGACCTACCAAGCAAACAGATAAAATTCCGTAAAAATTACTTTTCAATGTCATAGACTTATTCCTCCTTTCAGCAGCTTTTTATGCACTTAACCACTTTACCGATTATCTTAACCTCCTTTGGATGGATAGATTTATATTTCGGATTATCCGGTTTGAGAGTTATCTGCGTACCCTTTTTGTAGAATCTTTTCAAGGTCTGTTCGCCATCAATGACAGCCACCACAATATCACCATTTTCCGCTGTTTCCTGCTGCCTTACAACAATAATATCCCCGCTGTTGATGGTTGGGGCCATACAATGGTTAAGGACCTTCAGGGCGAAATCGCCCCTCAGTTCGAGATAACCTTCGATATTCTCCTCCATCAGGACTGGTTTCTCGGCAAAGACCCGGCCGATAATCGGGATGTTGAATTGGGAAGGGATGGCGGTTTTATAGCCAACTGATTTCTCTTTTATTTTTAGCTCTACTTCCTTGTAAAAGAACTCGATTGGCTTGCCGAGAGCATCGGCAATCTTCTGTAAATTCTTGCGGGTTGGTTCTCGTACATCATTCTCATAATTTGAAATTCTGGCCTGAGTGATGCCTGTCCTTTTGGCCAGATCCTCTTGCTTCCATTTTTTGGATTCTCTGACCCACCTGATCTGAAAACCTAT